CCTTATTTCCCCATATGGTGCCCGCTTGCCACCCATCATTCTCACCTCTTTTCTTTAATCTTTTAAATAAAGGAGTCCCCTGACCATCCAATTGATATGGATGAGAGTTTATTGCTGTAGGAAAATCCAATGGATTCACAGTACCTGCGGGCGGCGTTGGAACATTTGAAACAAAGCTTGGATTTGTAATCCATGCAGTACCATCCCACATCCATTCTCCACCATCACTTACCGTTCCTTCCATTGGATCTGTTAAATTTGATGCCCAAAACCATTTTGGTGGAGATTTCCATTCGTCGTCTGATTGTCCTGGTATATAATTAATTATTCTCCACGCACCAGCGCCACCCCAATCAGCTGAAGAATCACCAACCACACCATCAAAACTAGTTACTCCAAAATGAGTTACCAATTCAGCATGAGATGTTGGTGGTTTATCTTCTATAATACCAGCATTCGCATCAGTATTAGCAACTGATCCTGGTGGAGGAGACGTTGGTTGAGTTTCGGTATGTGGATCAGTTGTTGGATCAAAATATCCATTTGGAGGAGATGTAGGTATATCCTCTGTAATCATGTCACCGGGATAATAAGGCATTATACTTACACCCCTATTTGGTGTAGATACTTTCATATCAAATTCTACATTTATTAAATCACCATGCTGAATACCTTGACCTTGTAGGTTAGGTAACTGTTCAGTAGTAATCATTAAATAACGATAATGGTGAGGAGCATTTTCCCATTGTTCACTACTTTCATAGAATAGTTGATTTTGGTCAGGAAATTTCATACATACCCCACCAAGCTTACCTTCATTTCTTACCCAATGAGCGTGATAGCCAGTAGAAGTTGTTCCGCTAAAAGCTCCACTGGAAAAATCCCTAAATCCGCTGTACCAACCAACAGGCTTTACAGCATTACTATGTAATGATGAATCCCATTGGTGTGCATCACCCAATGTTATCACTTCTCCTAAATCGTTTGTTTCTAATAGTTCTCCACCACCATTTGTAAGTATATTAGTTTGAGTAATTACTTCAGATACTATTTCATCAACTTTATATACGTCAGGTATTGTAATCGTACTATTCACCATTTTTTGTGTAAATATGAATCCGTCTTGAGTTGGTTGAATTCTTAATTGATTTGTAGTATTAAGATCTCCACCAAAAAATTCAATTCCTAAATCTACATTTCTTAATCGAATTGATTCTTGTAATTTAGCAAAATCTTCTTGATAACTTCCTTTAATGTTTTTAGCTTTTAATCTAACTTCTTTTCTACTTGGTGAAATCTTATGTATTTGATATTTTAAATCTTCAAGAATAAGTTGTTCATTATATTGTGAATTATCTCTAAATTGTTCTTCAGTTCCAATATATACTTTACCATCATCTGTTATATAAATATTAGATGTGTCTGTGTGAATTTCTCCCTTTTGATTATCCTTAGTTCTTAATAATACAGTTGATTCATCTCCAGCCAACTTTCTTAAAAAACTATATCTTAACTTAAATGTGCCTGACTCAAATCCTAAATCTCTAATATGAGTTCCTGGATAAATTTCTATATTATTAGAAGTTTCATTTATTGTTACAGAAGAAAAAGGTAAGTTTTCGTATTGAATTAAATTATTTTGAGTGTCGAAAATTTCTAAAAGAACAAAATCTTTATTTCCTTGATCTCCCCATAGCCCAGCCTCATAAGGTTTTTGACCAACTCGTTTGGACATTCCAGCATCTAATAATCGTTTATCTCTTGGTGATAATTTACTTGCCATTATAATTCTCTTATATCTCTATCTATAATATCATTTATTGATTCATCATCTTTTAATCTATCTACGATAGTTTTAACCACTAATCTCGTTGATGGATCTTTTGGTATTTCATTTTTGTATGGATCTTCAAACAATAAAACATTATTTTCTTCATCTCTCACTAATAAATTTCCATCATCTGTAGATCCAGAAATAGCAGCTCTATCCATAAGAAGTTGTTTATCATTCAAATACTTTTGTTCATCTTCATCTATAAGATTTTGATAAAAAGGTTGAGTTTTTAACTCTTCTTTTGTATAAGGCATTTTTTATCTCACAACTTTAAATACAAAATTATCATCGAAGTATTCCACTATTTCATCAGCAGTATTACTTCCACTTACCATTTTAAATTCAAATCTATAATATCTTTCAGATTGTAACCCATTCATCCAAAAATTAAAATAGTTTCCAGTTGAATCACAACTAACAAGTGAACCAGTCCCAAATGGAACAATTACATCATCAGTTTGTTCATCTCTTACAGAGTAATAAACTCCATCTCCACCTATACTTCCCACACTTCCACTTGGTAGATACTTTACAGTTAAATACTCTGATGCTGTATTGGAATATGATTTGGTAGGGTATCTTGGCCGCCCAACTAATCTAAATTTAACCTTAGAGTTCTCTTTATATTGAGGTCTAATACCTTTCATATAAAAAGTTAAATCTTCTAATTCTGTTGAAGATAGTGCGCTTAATGAACCAGTACTCCATGTTGTATCGTACCATTCCACTTCCAATTTTGGTGGGAAAATAGTATTAGTATTTCTTGAAAAGAATGAAAAATTTCCTAACCTATCATCACTTCCCTCATCTGTATTTGTGTCGTTATTACCAACACTACCACTTCTTTTTAATATAAATCCTTCATTCGGGTAAGTACCATCTAACCATTTATTTACAATTGGTGTAACATCCATCCTCATATCAGTTGTTCCATATACAAAGGATTGAGAAGCATACACATCATCAAACCAAGTACCACCGGAAGCCGTCATTGATCCAGTCCATTGAGAAGCTTGGTTAAATCCATCTCTAAAATTCCAACTTGCACCTTCAGATGTTATTGGATTATCCCCATCATATCCTTCACCCACTACCCAACTTTGACTTACGGGGTAAGCCCATAATGATTGGCTATATGATAAATCTACTGGATTAGCATCATAAAGATTCAAAAAGTATTTTGGATTTGTGATGGTGCCATTTACTATAGATGATGAAACTTCAGTCAAGTCAAATTTCATTAAAATACGAGATACTTTTGGGTTAGTGCCCGCATCACTTAAATCTTTTCTAATTTCTACTATCTCATCAAGGCCAGTATTTTTACTACCGCTTGATTGATAAAGAGTTGTATCAGCGTCTGGATAAATAAAATAATACATTAGTTACCTCCTGTTGAATCACCAACTACACGACCTTCAATGTCAGTTGATGGAAATTTTAATTCAAAGCAACTTGGATCTAATGATGGGTATATTACCCCATCTTTTGTAGCGCTTGCTATATCATAAATATTACCAGAGTATCCACCCGATGATAAGAATTTATTTTCTATCAACACCGGTAATTTATTTGGATTATTTTCAGAGGGTGGAACTACAGCAGATACACCGTCAACTAATGAAAGTTGATATGATAAATCAGCTAACACGATTGGTTGACCAATTTGCCACTTTTCAATACTGAAAAAATCTTTGATTCTTTGAATTGTCCTCAATACTACTTCATCTTTATTATATCCAACTTTTGTTAATAAATTAAACTTAACTCCAATGTTAATGACGAATGCATCTTTGATATTTACCGCGTCTGTAACCATTCTATATTGAGTTAGGTATGTTTGAATGTTTTGTTTAACTGCTTGATTTATTTGAGTTAATTTTTTATTAGCATCATATCCCAATACATATAAGTTTAATGCTAGTGGATTCATAACCCGAGCATCAGCATTAGCAGCTCCAGATGAACTATCTAATTGAGAATCTTGAACAATATATGCTTTTGCTATATTACCATATTTAGGTGGTATAGAATATACTCTTGTGATATAATCTTCTTTAGTAACCGCTCTTTGTTGAGCTTGGAAATAAGCCAAAGCATTATTCTTAACTTCAACAACACTTTCAGCATCCTTTCCACCAGAAGAAGGAATCGGATTATTTACAGCTATTGATGCATTTGTTTGATTTACTAATGATTGTGTTAATCCAGTTTCATCTAATGTGGTTTGTATAGATTGAATACTTCTTATAGTATTAGCAGCTGTGTTATGTTCAAGCCCACCACCATGTTTATATCTAATTGTCAATTGAGTATTGGAAGGCGCTTGACCATAAGCCTTTGTTTCCAAAAAGTTTGATGGATCAAATGCCTGATTTAATTTTGAAGGTGAGCCAGGTAATGAAGAACCAACTTCATCTGGACTTGGAATAATTTCTTCATCGGGATTATCACTAACCCCAGCGCCAAATCTTAATTCAGTTCTACCATCTTCTCTAATAAAAGTTGTAAATCTACGAGAGGTTTTAAGTAACTTTAACATATAAGAAGCTTGATCAGAATACTGAGCCATATCAGGATCATTATTTGAATTATTCTCCATATCTGTAAATACTGTATCTTGCGCTAAGAATGGAACTTCATGCCAATTATTACCATCACTGTCAGTTACAGAAATAATCTCCGTTACATTTTTATTCCCCACAGCAACTCTTGCATATTTTTCAGCTGCATTAAATGTAAAATATTCAGTAGATACATTCCCGCTTGAAACTGCTACTGATTTTTTTAATAAATAAGTAACCGGTACATTATTACTTGACTCATAGATACTTATATCCAATGGATCAAAGGAGCTTGAATATTTAAAGTTACAATCTTCATCTGTTATATATTTAGTACCATTTGTAGATGAAACTTCCATTCCAGAATTTATAATCATAGCGTAATTTAAATCAGGCTTTACAGTATAGTTAGCTCCTGTTCCAGATGATATTGCTGGCACTGTTTGATATACTTCTATATTTGTTGTAGCTGCTGAAGCTAATTTAGGTTTATATCCGAATGCTTGAGCCATATTATATACTGTTTTCTTTTCTTCAGCAAAGGCTAATAGTGATTCTTTAAATTGGTTATCAATATAATAAGAAAGAACATCCCCTACATACGACGCCATTTCAATAAACATCATCCCAGGTGAAGATTCGTTAAAATCATTATACTGGTTAGGGAAATAAACTTTCGTAAATTCAATTAGGTTATCTTTAAAAGAAGAAAAATCTTTGTTTAAATATCTTACTTCTTTAATTGATTTTTTTGGCGCTGAATAAGGCATTCTTTTTCTCCATTAAAGTAATTTATGTTTCTATTGTAGAAATATCAAACGACAGTTGTTCCGTCAAAGTGGTATCTACTTCCATAGAAAAATGAATACTAACATTTAAAGCATTTCTATTATAAGGTGAAAATTCTGTAGAAATATTTTCTATTACTACAAAGGGAAGCCATTCGGACATAGCTTCTCTAATCACTTCTTCTACTTTACTTTCTAAATTATTACCCTCTTGTTCAAACGCTATATTTAACAATCTACTGCCAAAAGTAGGATTTCCAAGCCGTTCACCTTTTTTAGTAAGTAGTAAATTTTTCATATTGTGTTTAGTTTGTTCTAATGTCGTTTTGGTAGTTTTAAAAAACCCATTAACGCCATGCTTCAATGGTAATTCCATTCCAATACGAACATCGGGATTTAAATCTTTTTCTATACTTGCCATTATTTATTTTTCTTTTTGTCTATCGCTTTCATTACACCTCTGTAATCTTTTGTTAATGCATTCATAACATCTCCCGGAACATTTTCTGGATTTACACCAGCTTTATGCGCTGTATCAATTGCAGCCGCTTTCCGTTTCATTTCATCATTTCCACCCATTACATTTCCATACCCAAGAAGTTCAGATACTCTTGATGAATCATAAGCCTTTCCACTCATAGTTGGATAATCTTCTTCATACTTGTTAGCAGTTTCATTTAATATACCATTCAATACTGGATCGTCGGTATATTGAACTTCTTTTTTAGGTGGAGGTGGTGATATTGTATTAGATGTTATATTCTCTTTAATAAATATCTTCTCCACTTCTTTTTTAACTTCTAACTTCACTATTTCTTTAATTAATGAAACTATTTTTTTTGAACTTGCCATTATATAGACTCCTATTGTTTAATATAAATATCTCATTCACTATATTTTTTAAGTTTTTCTTTACGGATGCGTTCTCGTTTCTTTCTATCTTCAATAGCCGCATTTATTTTCTTTTTACTTTGTATTTTAAACTTTCTAAGGCTATCTAATGATGGATCTACTATATCAATTACATTCTTTAAATCAGCAATTTCTGATTTAGTTTTATCAACCACAAATTTTGTAGCATAAGCAATAGCAGCTCCTGCTGGATTTACAGCGGCAGAAATGGTAGACGCTTTTTCAGTAGTTTCTGCTACCGTTTTAGCATTCTCTAATTGCTTCTGAATAGCTTCCATTTGTTCTTTCTTCGCATCAATATCTTCTTGAACTTTTTCAACATCTTCTAACTTCTGATTAAGTTCGTCAAGCTGTTCAGTTACATTTTCTCCAGCCTCCATTAATTTTAAACTTTTATTTAATTTAACATCTAAATCTTCAACTTTACCATCAACTTTCTTCTTTATTAAATCTCGTAATGCGTCACTTAAAACTCCCATATAAAACTCCTTATGATATAAATATCTTATCACTTAATATTCTTGGAAATGATCCAGAATAATTGTCTTTCTTATAAGTTTCAAACGATGGACTTAAAAAGTTTGTTTTAATTAAATTTAACGACTTTCTTAACTTTTCTGCAGCATCATTTAATGGTATAAGATCAACTTCATTTGAATTTTTGATTAATGTTCCTTTAGCTTGAACTAACACATTAGAAAAAGTATCCATAGCCAACAATAATGATTCAAACATTTGCATAAGTTGATCTCCTTTGACTATTGGATTAGTTGAATCGGATTCACCCATAGTAATCTTACTTCCAACAGCCATTGGAATTTCAATGTTAATTTCTTCATTAGCTCCTATATTAATATTTCTGCCACCGAAAAAATGAATATCACCACTTTGTTTATGTCTATCCGTATTTCGTTTGGCATTAAAAATAATCTTATCTGAATTTAATGTAATAATATGACCATTTAACTTTGGTGGCACTTCATTTGATTGAAATGATGGATTTAAATCCAATACTTCGTCACCTGATGTTAATTGGATAGTTGAACCATCCATATTTACATTTTGTATATGAGGATAATTCTTATCAGCCAATTTCATTCCAGTCATTATAATTGAATCGTATTGTCCATTTGATATTTTCACATTTGGAAAAACATTTTTTCCTTTTGTATCCTTAGCACTACTAAATTTAATAGATTGACCATATCTTCCTTGAAAAATAGTATCTCCTTGTTGCGTAATAACCTTTCTATTTAATCCAGTTTCGGGAGGAACTTCTTTTAACCACCCACCTCTTTTCAGATTCATATTTACATTATTATTTGTATTTAATGGAAATGAATAATATAATTCACCATCATGTTCTGTAATATTTATAACTTCTCCTATAACAGGTAGCTGATAAATATGTTGGGATAAAGGTTTAATATTTGTATTATTAGAAACTCCTTGCTCCATTAATTCTACCTCAACAGTACCTAACAATTTCCAATTTGGTACTAAATTACCATCTTTATTTGTTATCAATGGTAAATCTTTTTCTTCAGCATAAACCTTCGTTACAATAGCGGGTTCTATTTCATAGAACTCAGCATTTTTATCTACTGTTTCATTTATAATATCAATTACTTGATTGTACGTTGGTGTACCTGTTATTTCAGGATTTCTACTTACTGTAAATCCAGATTTTCTAAATCCAGGTTTAACTTTACTCATTAGTCAGTTTTCCTATTTAATTTATCTGTTATCTGGTCACTGTGTTTCTGTAAATCTACAACTGTTTCTTCTACCGCTGACATAAGCTGTTCTTTCTCTGCATCAGATAATCCAAACTCATCATCAGAACTACCTCTTTGTTCAGCTGCTATTAACCTTTGTACAATGCCAGCTATCTTTACTAATTGTTCATCATTCTTAACATTTATTTCAAGATACTCTTTTAACATAGGTATTATTTGAACGGCAGTATCACCATCCTTAATAAACCCGACAACTTCCTTCATTAAAATATCAAGTTGTTCTTTATTTCTTGTACTGTTATTATAAATGTCCTCAAATAGATTTGATAACGATTTGCCACCAAATATTTCATAATCATTTGCCATATTTATACCTCATGTTGATAAAAAATGTAAAACCATTGTTCTTATATAAATATAGTTATTGCTAACTTTTGTTAAATATATCATATTATAAAATACAAGGCAAAAAAAAGGAGTTTTTCAACTCCTTTTTTTCTTTTACTCTCTTATAAGTGACCCAGTATAACTCACATCCACCATCCCATCTTTCTCAAACTCCGTATATAACCTATTATTATATTTTTTCATTACATTTACAATTCGAGTAATATGTTGGGTATTAGACCCAGTCATTTCCCTTATTAAAATATATAAAGCTTTCTTATTAAAATTCTCTATATTATCTTTCATACGAAACACATGCAATACAGAATCAGCCACTCTTATATCTTTATCTCTGTGAAATACATTTGCTAAATTAACATCCCAAAATCTATGCAATTCATCTACAAATAATTTAGAATCATCTGCTTGTTCTAATTGTCTACCTTCACTATTTAAATTACGTTTATAATCTAACACATCCATTTGAGAGTGTATTTTACCCATTTTATAATTTTTATTATTATGAAGAATCAAATAATTTTTTGCAACTATACTAAAATATGAAAACGCTTTACCTTTACCTTCCTTAAATTTATGTATATTCATTACAAGAAATGATACCACTTCATTCTTTACTTCTTTCGATGATACATCGAAATAATAAAACTTAAATGTATGAATAATATTCTCACATAATTTATCAAACGCGTAGGCTATATGATCATTATATATTTTATTTTTTAAATGAGGATCATCAGATTTGTTGTATCTAATAATTGCATTTTCTGTTAATTGAGTAAAGTAATAATTTTTCTTCTTCTTTGCACGTTTTTTCTTTTTAACTACTGCCATTATTGTTCTTCTCCTTTGAATCTATCTAATTGACCTACTATTGTTTGTATTGATTTAAATATTGAGCCAGTTTCATCATCGGCTTCAAATGAACCACGATAATCTATCTCTTTCAATTCTTCATTTACTTTTGTTATTACTTGCACAAAATCTTCTATCCAATTTTCCATCATTTCTTGTTTAGAATTTAAATTCCATATAATATAAAATGATGTAAAAAGTAGAAGTAATGTTATAGCAAGAATTATTTCAATAACCATTATTTATCTCCGAATAATTCATCAAAAAGATCTTGAGATTTTTTACTCATTTGTGGTGAAGGTTCTGTCTTTGTTTTTTTAGTATTTCCACCAACCGCTTTTTGAATGTTTGTAGTTACTTTTGTGTTATATTCTTCATCACTTTTCATCCATTGGTCAAATTCAATATGTGTCGCCATCATATCGGCTTGATGAAGAATATACGCTATGTTAGATTTTAACGACCAGTCCGGGTTATACGACATATAATAAGATTTGTTCCCTTCTTCATATAATCCATCAGTTAAACGTAAACCGATATATTCCCATTCACTCATAGTAATTCCAAAATGATTTAAAAGAAAAATCGCACGATCAGTTACGGTCATATATTGGAGATTCGGATTATGTTTAAATATTTCACCTTTATTCTTACGATGCCATTCCGATTCTTGTGGGATATAATAGTCTTGATGTAAGTCACCCACTTTACCTAAGTCGTGATGTATCGCAGCGAATATAAGTTCCTCATCGGTGAAATTAATCATAGCGCCATTAGACTCCCACAACTTTTTAATTTGAAGTGCGCAATCAGTTACGTGTAACACGTGTTCCACATACCCACCAACCATAGCATTGTGATATGCTTCTTTACCACTAGCTGGTGCTACTGACATTCTATCTTCAAAGTATTTATACATTTCTAAGAGTTTCTCTTTACGTTCTCCTTCAAATGTATCTTCTATTAACTGAATTAACTTATTCCAATTATCTAATATCTGTTGTTCTGTAAGTTGTTTCATTTATCTAACCTCATATCTATTTTTTGTAAACCTTATTGTAGGTTCTGTTCTTAATCTATTTCTATATGGACTGAATGATATTCTAACACCCCAGCCCATATACTCTAATATTTCTTTTTTAGTTACCGACTTTTTCTTATGAATGTAATCTACTATTTTATGATATGATTCACTTTTATCTCCAATCATAGTAAAAGAATCAGGAGTAAGAAAATCCCAACCATTAAACCAATTTGGCACTCTATTTTCCCACGGAAATTCTTCTATCTTTGTTTTTAAATAATTCTTAGCTTTGTCCACACTACCATCATCGTCTAATGCCCCATTTACTTTTTGTAAGAATTCATCTTTACCATTATACAACAATGGATAATCTTTACCAACCATTTCGGGATAACATAATTTATTTGGTAATATGTAAGGAACGCCCATACTGAGAGAATCAGTTGTTGATATAGACCAAGCAGAATACTTTTGAAATGTTCCAACACCAACATGCATTGAACGGATAAAATCTAAGTATTCATCTCTATCACTTATCCTTACCCTTTTGGCGTAAGGTCTGTCTAAATCAGCAAGTGTAGTATAAACAGTGAAGTCTTGCCTTTGCTTATAAAGTTCATCCATTCTATCTATAAACCAAGTCCAACCTGTATAGTAATTATCTCTATGATTAAAGATGATAGTTTTCTTTTTTATTGGAACTTCTACATTGTTTATTTTATCTATACCAAGATAATGTGGTTGAATTATATTATCTAATTCTTTAATAGTGTCATCATTATACCACTCTTTAGCCTTCTCCAAAACCAATTCTTTCAACCATATACTATTTACACCACACTCATCCATTTTTAACATACCATTATAATTATGCAAGAGCATTCTTCCGGTATAATTTGTATTTTCGTCTACTTCATACCAATGGCAATAACCTACAAACTTTGGATCTATGTTAGTATCATTAACTAATAGATTTTTAAGTTGTAGAGTATGTTCTGGTAAATGAGAATACACCACATCATAATCAGTTTCTTTCCATCTTAAATTACTTTTTATTTCACTATAATTAAAATGACATCTCATAGCATTTGGGTAAGATGGTAAATTGATTGGTATCTGTGTTGTATTCTCAAATGTTAAACTTTTGATATCACCTGGCGACATTATAGTCCAATGAATATCATCACGAACTTTGTTAAGTTCTTTGATTACATTACGCAAGACTACGACATAGGAATCTTTTTCCAAATCACGCATATATGTAATGTTTGGATATACAAGTATTTTGTATGGATATTCCCTATCGGAATCTCTGTCTTTTGTGAAATCAAAAATATTCATTATTCTGTACTCACATAACCATTAATTAGCTAATGATTGTGTGTAAGCTGCTAAAAATTGTGGTGAACAATCATCTATATTAAGTTCAATACTATTTTTCACTTTTATCTTTACATTTTGAGTCATAGTTAAAGATAAATCATTAGAACCTTTACCTAAATTATATCTCATTGTGGTATGTTGTAAATTATTTTTAATATAGTGAATTGATCCCATTGTTTCATCAGTATTTTTTCTATCAAAGGATGGTTTTCTACTATTTTCATCGGCGGTCATTAAACCAAGTTTCATAGCTTGGCCTGGATTATTCAAATAACCCACAGGTGCAAAATAAATCTTCGCCCCATCTGGTGAAATACCATTTGCTTCTATTATTAATTCTTTCAATTCTTCAACAGTTACAATTACATCTTTGCCTTTTTTACCATTATTAGTAGTGCCGGGATGTTTTTCGTTATATGATTTCGCACCTTGTTTGATTCCACCCATGTGCCATTTCGCAAGAGAATTGAGATATTGTTCGTTTTCTTTATCTCCGATACTAAAGTCAGTATTAAATTTAATACGAGGTGTGTAGTTTTTTGTAAGTTTATATGTTGCCATTTTATTTCCTATTTGTTATTTGTTATTTGTTAATTATCTTCCTACTTCTTCAAGATATTGCTCTTTAGTTTCTTCCCAAGTCTTTCCTACAATATCTCCATAGAAAAGTTTCTCTGGTTTTAATCTATTCTCATCAAACAGTTTAGTATATCTTTTAATAGCCTTCTTCTTCCACCACTTCATAATGTAATCACTATCATCAATATACTTTTGTTTCATCTTTAAATCTTTTTCTTCTATCTCACATCGTAAAAATTCTTTACCATTTTCATACACATCAGCAAAATAAATCCCACGCTTAAATCCGTGCATATAGTTAGATGGTTTAACTCCAACTACTTTAAAAATCATATTGATAATTTTTTGTTTAACTCCAGTCGGAGGACCTGCTACCCCTTCTTTTTGTGTGGTAGCAACTTTATATTCATCTGAACGATTTTCTTTTAACCATTCATGCCACACTTCATAAGTTGAATCATCTGGCTTTAATGCAATTTTACCTTTAGATTCACCTAACGTTTTCCAAAGTGGAATACCGTTATACATTGAATGAATGCCGTATAAAGAAGTAGTTGAAAGTCCAACTAATGTTTGACCATAAATCTCTTTCCAAGCATCTCTAATTACAGAAGATGTAACTAAAGCGGCAACTAACTTACCACCCAAGAAATTAAAACCTAGTGGTTGTGCGCAACAAATAGTAGTTCCAATAGAAGTATATTTTAATTTTCCATCTTTAAATTTATTATCTTTAGTCCAACCAATAAATGTATCTCTTGCACCCAAAGAAGTTACATCAGAACCTAAACTAATAACACCTAATATTTTACCACTAACTTTATCTTTAACATAAAACTTTACATTACGACCTGGATTAGCAGTAAATTCCATTGTATGAATTAATCTGCGAACTAAAGTCCACATTTCATTAGAAGAAGCATTACCTTGTTCAACCATTTCTACATATGGTTCAAGGGCTTCTATTTCTTTTATTGTTAATTCTTTATTGGTAATATCAGTAGGCGTCCAGATAGATCTCTCTATCTTAGCGAATTTAGATGCCTTCTGTGTCATAGAATAGACATCAGCATTAAACTCTTGCCATTTTTTATATAAGGTTTGTTCCTGAACGGACATTGACTTTAGAAAGTCGAGGTTGTCGATGAATTTTTTTCTTTCGACATCAAAGTCGAATTTAGGCTCATCAAAGAATGAATCAAATGCCATATAACTTCTCTTTTATTTTATTTTTCAATTAGTAAATAACCTAGCTGGTCAAAATTTGAGCGGATGGTAGGAGTCGAACCTACTTCTCTTCAATGGAATCAAAGCGTGTTTCCTATAACACTTCATCCGCAATAATATATATCATGCAAATACCTGAAATACAAATATATTTTTAATCTATATAACCTTCACTGTTAGTATCTGAAAATTCCACAAAATCATCTGAATTATCTGAAATCGTTATGTCACCAAGTAAATAATTCACATAATCATCCGATGCAATCTCATCACTTTCTATTCCTTTTATATTCACATCTGGAATATCTTTTTGCATATCTAATATGGCTTGTAACTTTGGGTCAATCATTTATTATCCTTTAAATTTACACATACAACCAACCACCATATGGGTCAGTCTTATTCATGAATGATTCATAATCATGTACATTAGCTCTTACAGGGTTATTACCCTTAGTGTAAGGACCTCTCCAACCTGCGGGTTTATATATGTTACCCGTTTCTTTTTCTATGAAACATACTACACGACCATTCGTGCTGTCCTCTGTTATTTTTAAATATTTTCTACCACGAGTATTGACCACATATTTAGGCGGTAACATTCTCATATTCTTATATACATCCCCAGCTGACCGATTTAGTTCAGTTATCAAAGTATCTATATCCATTGCCATTGTTGATTTCATTTTAGTTTCCCTTCTTGTTATCCGTTAAATATTGAAATACTTCTCCCCATCCCTTAACTCCATTCCAATCAAATTTATAAAATGTTTTACTCCCGAATGATTCACTATTAACCGTTTCAGGTTTCCCACCGAGATAGTGTCCATTTTCACCATACTTATTCAACCAATTTATGTAAGCATCTATTGTTTGTCGCTTAGTTCCTACAAACTCATTCATAGTACATTTAACTATAGGATATTTTTTAATAAACTCTAATACCGGAGCTTCATTAGTAACAAAGTTAATTCTGTTTTTAGTATTTAGTGGACTGTTATTCATATTATCCTTCCTTCCAATAACCATTCATAGCTTCATTGAAATCGTGTTCATCTTTTTCATTTTCAAAGTTAATCGGCCAGTTTCCACCAACCATAACCTTATTACTATTTTTAGGTAATGTAACCTCATCAGGAACTATCTCCACACCATTAACGGTGACAGTTTCCATTGGATTTTCTAATTTTCTGAATTTTGTTTTTTTCATAACCTTTTCCTTTCTCATTTCGACTAAATATACAAACAATAATTGATAAAGTCAAGCTCTTTTTTCAACTATTATTCCGGCATCTAATAGCTGGGTTGCCATACGACCAAACCAACCTTGTAGTTTCCATACAATACCTTCATCTAATAGTAATTGCCAGGCGTCAATCCATTCTTGTTCACTTGAAGGTTCAAAAACACCTTCAGCTATCATTGTTGCGTCAAATATACTCATTTTATTATTTCCTTTCTCATTTCGACTAAATATACAAAGGAATTTTGAGAAAGTCAAGAACTTTTTTTATTTTTTTTAATCCCATCTATTCATTATTTTTGAGTAATCATATGTAGGATGTTCTAACCAAGCAGATAAAGTTACTTCGGCAGGTATATCATCAACAGAATATTCATCATTATATCTTTCTAATATACCAGCGACTACTGGATGTCTAACTACATCGTCAAGAGTAAATTGAGAAAATCCTAAATGTGGTAATCCAGTTAATCTTCTAATTGCATCTTCTAATCCATTACCTTGTTTATGTTTAACATCACTTTGCTGTAAATCTCCACTAATAATAAATTTGCTACCACGGCCAATTCTGGTCAAGAAAGTTTTAATCTGAAGAGGAGATGAGTTTTGAGCTTCATCCAATAAAACTAATTTATTCGTTAAAGTAAGTCCACGCATATAAGCTAATGGTACTACTGTAATCACACCTGTTTCTCTTAACGTTTTCAATCTATCTTTACCAATTATTTGTTCCATATTATAATAAATGGACATCATAAATGGTTCTGTTTTTTCTTCTACATTTCCTGGTAAGTATCCAAGCTTTTCACCTTCAACTTCTACTAATGGTTTTGTGATAATAATACCATCATATTTTTTAGTGGTGGCAAGTTGATGTAATGCATAATATGTAGCTATATAAGTTTTACCACATCCAGCAGGACCCGCACAAAATGAAATATCATTTTTATCTACTGTATTATAGAATATTTCTTGATTTTCTGTTTGAAATTCTATATTCCATTTGATTCTTTTAAGTTGTGATAATACTTGTCGTTTGTTTTTACATTCTTGATTTGCTTTAACTTGAGTGGTAGTAATAACTTTTTTTACTGGTTTAGATTTACTCATAATGAATATCTCCTGGTTGGTTAAAGAAAAATGTCCAATTGCAACCTTCATTATACTAATAAATATAATATATATGAAGTAATTTCTTTTACCGAATGAGATTATTTAATATTGATAAAGGGTAGTTGTTTGAACATCTATAAATCTATAAACTATATCTTTATCCCATTTATTCCAAACTACAATTTTGAGTTCATATCTACCTGACATATTTGCAGTCCAAGAACCTTGAACGCCGCTTACAGGAGCTCCACCATAACTATTTCTCCTGTTATTGTTTTTATTAATGTGTAGCGGGGGGTGGTAACGCTCCACCACAACGAGAACTTATGAGGCTCCGTTAGGACTTCCTTTCCCCGCGAATGGTGTGTGAGGATGGATTTGAACCACCGAACCCAAAGGAACAGATTTACAGTCTGCGTGCTTTAACCACTTGCATACTCACACATATTATTTGAGTACAGGGTCGGACTCGAACCGACATAAGAAGGGTTGCAGCCTACTGCCTAACCATTTCGGCCACCTGTACATATATCTTTGAATGTTTTAATGGTATTTGCCTTCAATGTTACTATCCGGAGTCTTACATTCGGTAAAACATTCTAAAAAATCCGAGTGTGGAGGATTACAGAATCGAACTGTAATTTCTGCCGTGCAAGGGCAGTGTAATCCCGTTATACTAATCCCCCATATTTATTGTAGTCCGTAGGAGAATCGAACTCCTGTTGCCAGGATGAAAACCTGGAGTCCTAACCACTAGACGAACGGACCAATTATGGTAAACAAATTATCAAAAAATAAAAATCTTTTAGGCT